CAACTTTGCTGAATGGCATCGATAGGCGAACATCTTCACCCTCAACGTCCCAATGTGCTTTAGAGATAGTCATACTAGTTTAATTATAGACCCTTTTTATAAAAATGTTAAAGTTTTGTAACAATTTTATTGAGAAGATCTTCCTTCCCCTTGAGCGTTTCTTCCTGACACAGTTGCCGTGCTGTCAGATGCATTGTTTGATCTTTCTGTATCTCTTGCACGATTCCCTGCCATGTTGGCACGAGCGTCAGTGGCCTGTCTTGGAGACAAGTCAAGGAACTCGTCGCCTTCTGGGTGCTGAGGCAAGCCAAGCTGCTCTCTAGCTTCGTTCTTAGTGATAACCTGATTCTTTACATATCTTTCGATAATCTGAGACTGAGCAATTTCGTCTGTCAGGGTTAGCTCGTTAAACTTGAATTCTAGAATGTCTGTCTTCTCACGAATAATTTTGTTTAGTGCCTTTTCTAGATTACGCTGGGCTGGTCTTGCTACCTGCTCCTTAAAGGTGCGGTCTTGTGCAAGTGCAGCAGCGATAGCAGCAGAGTCGCCACCACCAATCTTAGATAGTGGAACTTGGTGAGCAACTAGAATATCGTCACGGTTACGGATGCGGTATTCGTTGAACGATGCTTCTTGAACACCATTCTCAACTGCTTCCATTTTAAACTCTACCTTGTTTGTGTCTGTGTCTCCTGGTAGTGGAATGTATAGTGTTCTGTGGTTTGATCCCTTTAGGCTTGTCTGCAAGAAGCGGAACATCTTGTCCTCTGCCTCTTCCGAAAGTTTTGCACCCTTAAGGGTAACGACATAGCGTGGAACACCCTTGTTGGTAAAGTAGTCGATGTTGTACTGTGATGCCATTGCATCTCCCTGTAGGGCACCGACAGCAGACAGGATGTCTGGAACGCCGTAGAATGAGTTTAGAGGCGAATACTCTTTGTAATGAATAATCTCGTTTGGTCTTGGGTCGTTAGTGATTGGGTTTGGGTTCTTTGCACCAAAGTTGCGGAAGTAAACAACCTTGTTTCCAATGATCTGCACAAAGCCATCACGTAGTCTGCGTACACGCATAGTAGTTGCTGGAATGTGACCTACATAGCCAATCTCGCCTGTTACTGTTCTACCAATTTCAAGGTATCCGTTTCCAGTTGCCTGAACGTCTGTAAAGAACTTCATCATGGTGTGTGTAAATGAGTCGTCGTCATTTAGTGACTCAATCCAGTCCTTCATCTCTACCTTGGCACGTTCAATACGCTTACGTGCCTTCTCTGTTGCGGTTTCGTTTGTTGATGACTCAAGTGCCATCAGGGTTCTTTGGGTTGCGTGAAAGTCATAGCCCAATCCAACAGTATTCTCTACCTTCGCATCAATCGCTGCATGGTTAGCGAAAGACATGTCGTAATAGTTTGCAAGTTCGTATAGGTTCCATGGTGGAGTAATAACGTCAAACATACCGTAGCCGTTGCGGTAGACACGTCCTGGATTAATCTCTTTAGAACCTGCACCATTGATACCAGATCTAACAGCCAAAGCTGAGTCTTGGTATCCTCTAGACATTACGTCAACATTGTTGTAGCCCATAGATGTTTCTACGACTGGGTCGTTGTTTGCTTTTGCAATTCTATCTGACCTTCTCTTGAAGTTCTTTTCTAGGCCACTTAGGGCCTTTAGGTCATCCCAAGACTTGCCAAATGGATCTTGGTCTTTAAAAGCATTAGTTTGTTCTTCCGCATCTGGAAGCCCAATATCTCTAATGTAGTATTCTTCTGGCATTATTCTTCATCCCCATACATTGCAATAGTATCTTTTGCTGCCTGCACAGCACCTAGATCGTTGAGGTTTGGGATAAGGCCATTTGCCATTCTATCCACTTGTTCGCTATATTCTTCATCGGAAATTCTGCCCATACCTGCGAAAAAATATGGCTGTCCGTTTGGCTCTCCGTAATAGCTGGCAGCATCACGAAGCTTTTGTAACTGAATTTGATCATCCCTATGAGACGGAACGTTTAGGATGTTGCCGTCTTCATCCGTAAACCACTTACCGTTTTCTCGCTTCCAAACATAGATTCCCCAGTCGTACTGCTTATCAATTACAGTAACCTTAGATTCACCAATTTGACCAGGAACTCTAAATTTTTCTTCACTCATAACCACTATTATACCATATTAAACTGGAGTTATGGTATTTGATTTCCACGATATGTCACTATAGAAGTTATATTCGTAGTCTCTAAACGTTAATTGTGAGTCGTCTTCTACTATTTTCTTGTTTGTTCCTGTATATGCCTTGTAAAATTCTTCTGGATTAACGGTTGATAGGATAGCATCTGCAAGATTTAGCACATTTTGCCAGGTTCCGTCCTCAAACTCTGTCCAATAACTCCACATAACAACGCTTCCGTCTGGTTCTTTAACTTCCGCCCAGGATCTTTGTGCCGTTGTTATAACCTCTTGTGCACTTGTTAGTTGATAGTGTGACAAATTATTAATTAGGATATTTTTGCCAACCACTCTAAGTGAGCCAGAATATCCATTAAGGTTTAGTGGCTTTGTGAAAGATATGGCAAGAATATTCCACTCCCCAACATTAATTACTGGATCCTTAACTATCTTGCCATTTATGTAGTAAAGCATGTCATTGGCAACGACACCTGTTCTAGTATCAATTGCGTAGATCTTGGCTCTGCGTCCTAGCGAATCAATTGCCTGCGTGTAAAAGTTTAGAGTATGGTCTTTAGTTTCTAATTCAAAAAGTGGCTCGATTGGGGTTCCGCTAATTCCAGTAGTTGCAAAGGAGTCTTTATTTACTCTCATCGCAGTCTGCATTGCTGATACAGAGTATTTTGGTGCAGAGCTTTGGTTAATTGGGAATGAAAATCCTGTCTGTTGTCCATCTTCTGTATCCTTGAGCTCTATACCGCTGTGTTTTGTCAGGTACAGGTAGGGGGTGCTTCCCTTGTAGATTGTAAATGGGTTTCTTCCAGCATAGTCATAGTAGAGTCCTGACTTTGCATACGAGTAAATCTCTTTCCCTAGTTTTGTGTTTATAGGATTTGATGTAGCCACGCTTAGTGATTTAGGCGATAGTTGTATAGACTTAATCTTAATTGGGTTAGATAGGCTAGCAGAATTTTTCATTTCTAGTTGCAAGACAATGGCAAGGTCACGGAAGTTTACGTTTTGTGGCAAGTAGAGAATTGCATTGTCAACAACCTCGTATCTTGTTGACTGCCATGAGCTATCTGGAATTACAACATTAGAGTATCTTGGGCTTTTCTCTATCGTAAAGTTTGCAGGATTTTTGTTTGCTCCAGAAGATAGGTATTGAAATGACACATATAGCCTAACCTGTGACATTGATGTATCGTAGTCTTGGCCAAGCAACATTCTTATTTCTGGATTGGAAATGTTTAACTGAAGGCTATCGATTTTATAGTCTAACCCAGAATATTCGTTTTCTACATATTTAGCAAAATAGCTTAGTGGCACAAAGTCTTCCCAGTATGAGTCTGTGGCAACATCTAGCTTTAAGACTCCAAGATCATACACTGTGCGTAAAGTATATGTTGCTGTGTGGTAAAGCAGCTTTGTCTCTGCCTCGCCACCGTCATAGCTTTCTTCCCAAACAGTTGTTGTTGGTGTTCCACCATCTACCTCTGAGGTAACTGGATCAGTTAGTGCTTGTGATAGCATTCCTCCGTCTATGGTGTCATCTTGAGCCGTACCGTTTTCTGAAAACTCCTCTACTACTTTATATAGATTCTTTGGCGTACAGAAGCCAAGGCTATAGATATTACCAATAAACTGTTTAGAAAAGTCTTTTCTGTTTCCTACATAGACAACCAGTGTTTGCGATTTTCCAAAAAATGTTTTAACATTGCCACCAAAGTAATTAGAAAACTTTTCTATGTCTAAGCCTACTGCAAACTTTGTACCTTGAGCTGGCTTTGCAACTGTAAGGACTGTGCTCAAGGTTCCATTATATTTCAAGGTGTAAACGATATTTGTAGAGTGTAGTCTGATTTCAAAATAGTTTCCTGTTGCTCCATCTTCCAAATAAAATAACGTTTGCTCTGAATTTGAGTATGAATCAAAAATACCATAGAATGCTTTTGTCTGATCTGTGAGGAATCCAAGCTTGTTGAAGTAAATATATGATGTTGGCTCTTCCGATGACAATTGTAAGAAAAACCCTTGAGCATTCCCAGTTCCTGCGTCAATATCTTCTAGCAATTGTGGGACAGAGTATTCTTCGCTAAACACTATTTGTGGTAAAGAATATGCTGGAGCGGATAGGTAATTATTTGCTAGCGAAAGATTTTCAATAACTGTCCCCTGATTCCAAGATGCTAGTTCTGGGTAGTTATAGTTGTTGGTATAACCAGACACAGAGTAATCAATTAGGTATGACGATCCGCTATATGCGGTATTGATGTCATTTGGAAACTCAACTGCCTGACCGTATATCCATCTTCTTTTAGCCATAATAGCAGGAACTGAATATGGGTAAATTGCTATGCAGTCAACCTCTATTGTTGGGACATCTTCGTATGCAAAAAAGCCTAGCCAGTCGTTTTCATAAACATCCACCCCATCTTTTATTACTTTCTCTGGGAGGTTTAGCTGAGTTGAGTCAAATGATATAGAAAACACCTGTTCTCCATTTATCATCAATGCAGCGGAATTGTTTGAAACCTTTATGTCTAAAAGCATTGGCCTGTTCCATTCTGAAACATAGTGAGAGCCTATGGCATTACCCACCTTAAGCTTGAGAAATGGTCCAGAGACATACAGGCCATCGGTCGATTCTACAAGCGTTCCATCGTTGTCATAGTGTCCGATTGGGCCAAAGATTCTTCTTTCTTCGTATGTATTAACGTTTACTCGTAGCCACATTTCTGCTGTAAATGTTTTATATTGTCCAGACTTATTTAAAAATCCAAGGCCAGGGATTATTAGTGATGGTAGACCAGCAACTGAGCTTGGGTATAGAACTGATACATTTGATGCCCCGAAAGCCATAGGAATTCCAGAATTTTTACACAATGCTGCACTGTCTTCGACGATATAGTATCCGTGTAAATCTTGTAGTCCATAAGACTCTGCACGTATTCCGTCTAGAGAAACTCCATGACCAGTTAGTCCATAAACTTCATCTGTAATTATTGTAAGATCTTGACCCATAGACGTAGCGTTAAACTCTTCTGCCCAGTGTCCAAT